CACCCCGTGCGGACAGCCATCCCGGCATGCCGACCACTACCCCCAGGACCGGCGTGCCCTGGTCGCTGCCGGCTTCGACCCCAACGACCCGCAGTACGGGCGCGGCCTGTGCCCTCCGTGCCACAGCAGCCACACCGCAGCCGAGCAGCCTGGAGGATGGAACGCATGACGACACCAACCGGCTGGTGGGCTGAGTGCGACGACAGTCCCGAGACCAACCCCTTCGCGCCCGAAGCGCCCTGGCTCGCCACACTTCAGACCGCGGCTGGCTGCTTCTCCCTAGGCGGCATCGCTTTCTACACCATGGACCAGTGCCTCGCTTTCATCCGAGACGACGTACTCGGCAAGGGATCACTGGACGCAGACGCACTGAAGGCGCTCGGCTCAACGGCACCTGAGGACAGCGAGGGGTGAGCGACGGCACGAGGCCGATTGGCGACGTCCTCGACGGCATCGGCATCGAGGCCACCCTGGACGATGGCGAGCTGGTGGCCGGCGCCATCGTCCTGCTCAAGGTCATCGATGCCGACGGCGACGTCCGGCTGAGCATGGCCTACTCGGACGGCCTCTCCTGGATCGAGCGCTCCGGCATGGTCCACGTCGCCGAGACGATGGAAGCCCGGCGGAACTTCGACCCGGACGAGCCCTGACCTGCAATGACTCTGCGTAACCGGACCCGGGGGGTGACCCCCAAACCATGATCCAATCAGGACCGCCGGGGAGGGAGCTGTCTGTCTGTACGGGTCTGGGAGGCCCGCAGTCGCAGCCCCAGCAGCACGCACAGTAACCAGGTCCGGCCGCAACGGCCGGACCCCTTCAGAGGTGCCGCAACGGCACCGTGGGGGTGATCGGCATGGCCGGAATGGGCCCTGCTCCGAAGCCCAACGCGAGGCGGCGCAACGCCACCGTCGCGATGGTCGAACTGCCCGCCGCCGGCCGCGAGGGACCACCTCCGGCCTGGCCACTCCTCGCCGACATCGTGCTGCAAACACAGCGGGATTCGGCCCAACGAGCCGCCGACGAACTGGAATTGGCACTGGCGGAGCCCGATCTGATCGGCCGTCGCCGTACCGCCGCGCAGCGCAAGGCTGACGCGGCCCGGGAAGCAGCGGCGATCCTCACGGCGCAGCTCGCCGCCCAGGAACGGGTGGAAGCCGAGCTGTGGGCGCAGCTGTGGACGCTCCCTCAGGCAGTCGAGTGGGAGCGCGCGGGCTGGACTCGCGAGATCGCGCAGTACGTCCGCTGGAAGGGCCGCGCGGAACAGGGCGACCTGGACGCGTCGAAGGAAGCGCGTCAACTGGCCGACCGCCTGGGGCTGTCTCCTCTGGCGATGCTGCGGCTGCGCTGGAAGGTCACGGCCGACGACGAGGACCGCGCCGCGCGGCCCCGACGCCGGGCCGTGGCCGGAGGACGCCGGCCGGACGATCCGCGGGCCACCCTGCACGTGGTGGAGTAGACCGTGGGCGTCCTGATGGTCCCAGCCCCGGACACGGAGCCGTGGCCGACGCTGGGACCGCAGGTGTGCGACCTGGTCGAGGAACGGGCCGTGCACGGACCGGGCGCCCTGCGCGGACGCCCCTACGTCCTCGATCCGGAGAAACGCGCGCTCATCTACCGCTGGTACGAGGTGTACCCGCAGGGCCATCCCCGAGCGGGGAAGCGGCGCTTCAAACGGGTCGGCCTGAGCGTCCGCAAGGGCACGGCCAAGACGGAGCTCGCCGCCGCGGTGGCGTTCGCCGAGCTGCACCCGGACGGCCCGGTGCGCTGCGACGGGTTCGACGCGAACGGCGATCCCGTGGGCGTGCCGGTCTCCGACCCGTACATCCCGATGGTGGCGTACACCGAGGAGCAGACGGAGGAACTGGCCTACGCCGCCCTGTACGTGATGATCGTGGAAGGGCCGGACGGCGACCTGTTCGATCCCGGCCTAGACCGCATCATGCGGTGGGGCGGCTCCGGCAAGGCCGTGCCGCTCGCGTCCTCCCCGGACAGCAGGGACGGCGCGCGCACGACGTTCCAGCACTTCGACGAGACCCACCGCTTCACGCTGCCGCGGCACAAGGAAGCGCACCAGACGATGCTGGCGAACATCCCGAAGATCATGCTGTTCGATCCGTGGTCGCTGGAGACCACGACCACGTACACACCCGGCGAGGACAGTGTGGCGCAGGGCACGCACGAGTTCGCCGAGCTGATCGTGGCGGGCAAATCGAAGGACCGGACGCTGTTCTTCTTCCACCGCGAGGCAGCCCCCCGCGTGGACGAGGACCTCTCGGACGAGCCGCAGATCCGTGCAGCGGTCCGAGAAGCGTCCGGCCCGTCCATCGCGGCCTGGCCCGACTTCGAGGGCCAGGTCGACGCGATCGTCGCCCTGTACAACGCCCCGGACACCGACCGGGCGTACTGGGAGCGCGTGTGGCTCAACCGGCGGGTGCAGGCGGGCCGTCAGGCGTTCTCGGTCGAGCGGTGGACGGAACTGGCCCGGCCTGACCTGCCGTTGCCGCCCAAGGGCGACCGGATCACAATCGGCTTCGATGGCGCCCAGTTCCGGGACGCCACCGCGCTGGTCGCAACACACCTCGCGACCGGCTTCCAGTGGCCGCTGGGCATCTGGGAGTGCCCGCCCGGAGCCAACGACCCCGGCGGCCCGGGCTGGAAGTGCCCCGAGGACGAGGTCGACGCCGTCCTGGTGAACGCGTTCGCCACGTGGGACGTCGTCCGCCTGTACGCAGACCCTCCGTACTGGGAGGGAATGATCAGCCTCTGGAAAGGCCGCTGGGGTGACAAGCGGGTCACCGAGTGGTGGACGAACCGGCTGAAGGCCATGGCGTACTCGCTGAAGGCATACAAGGGCGCCATGCAGTCCGGCGCCCTTACCCACTCCGGCGATGCAGTGCTTGCCCGGCACGTAGGCAACGCCCGCCGGAAGATCCTCAAGATGCTGGACGAGCAGGGCCAGCCGCTGTGGGTCATCGAGAAAGAGCGTCACCAGAGCCCGCTGTCCATGGACGGCGCGATGGCCGGGTGCCTGTCCTGGGAGGCGTACCTGGACGCCATCGCCGCGGGCCAGAACAAGCCGAAGAAGAAGGCCTCCATGGTCGTGATGTGAGAGGAGCGACCGGTGGACCTGAACCTGAGCGAAGAGGACTGGGCAACCTACCTCTCGCGCAGCCACGACTTCGAGCTGCAGGAACTCCAGGAGTACAACGCGTACTACGAGGGCACACAGCCGCTCTCCTACATGCACCCGGAACTGCTGAAGGAGATCGGCGAGCAGATCCGCCAAGTCGTCATCAACTGGCCGCAGTTGGTCATTGACGCGATCGAAGAGCGGCTCGACGTCGAGGGCTTCCGGTACCCGGACACGGACTCTGCCAGTGACGAGCTGTGGCGGATCTGGCAGGCCAACGGCATGGACGAGAAGAGCCAGCAGGCCCACACCGACGCGCTCGTCATGAAACGGTCCTTCCTCGTCGTCGGGTCGAACCCGAAGGATCCCACCACCCCGCTGGTGACGGCAGAGTCACCGCTCCAGATGTACGCCGACTTCGACCCGGCGACCCGCGAGATCCGAGCCGCCCTGAAGCGGTACAACGAGATCGACCCCCTCACCTCGGCCGTACGCGACCGGTACGCCACCCTGTACCGGCCCAACGCCACGGTGCATTTCAAGTCCGGCGGACCCGGCACCTGGACGGTCATCGACCGCGACGACCACGGGGTTGGTGAACCGCTCGTCGCGGTGCTGGCCAACCGCGCTCGACTCTTGGTCCCTGGTGGCCAGTCAGGGCTGAAGGCAGTTCTGCCGGTCTCGGACGCGGCCTGCAAGATGGCCACCGACCTGATGGTGGGCGCTGAGTTCCACGCCCTCCCCCGTCGGGCCGCTTTCGGCTTCGACGAGGAAGACTTCGTCGACGTCAACGGCAAGCAACTGTCGGTGTGGTCGCGGCTGGCGGGCCGCATCTGGTCGACGTCGAAGACCCGCAAGGAAGACGGCGCCGACGTCGTCCAGTTCCCGGCCGCCGACCTGGCCAACTTCACCGGGACGATCGAGTTCCTCGCCCGGATGGTCGCCGCGCTCGCCGCCCTGCCGCCGAACTATCTGGGCCTCAGCGCAGACGATGCCGCCTCGGCCGACGCGATCCGCTCGCGCGAGACCCGGCTGGTCAAGCGGTGCGAGCGCACACAGAAGCCCTTCGAGGCCGGTCACGAACGGATGAACCGTCTGGTCATGCGGATCATCGAAGGCGACTGGGACCCTCGCCTGCTGCGCCTGGAAACGCTGTGGCGGGACCCGGCCACGCCGACGTTCGCACAGAAGGCGGACGCCACGGTGAAGCTGGTGCAGGCCGACATCATCCCGGTCGAGCAGGGCCGCGAGGACCTCGGCTACACCGCCGTACAACTGGCCCGGATGCGGGAGATGGACGAGCGCGCCCTGGACCGGGCCATGGGCGGCGACTTCGCCGCCGGGTACGGGCCGAAGCCTCCGGTCGAGCCGCCCGCGCCGGCTGACCCGACGATCGCGCCGGCTGACCCGGTGCCCGTGGGGTAAGCCGTGACCGACACGCTGGTGCGCTCGATCGCGCTCGCGCAGTACCGGCGCCAGCAGCTCGTCGTGCGCCGCGCCGTCAACCGCGTACAGACACTGTGGGGGCAGATCGACCGGGGCGACATTAGCGGGTCCTGGAGCCAGCTCTCACCGCTGCTGGTGGGCGCCGTCACCGACGCGCAGACGCAGTCGGCCCGGCTCGCGGACCCGTACCTTGACGACGTCCTGGCCGCCGAGGACGCCGACCCGGCTGCCGACGGCCATGTCGTCCCGGGCTCGCTCGCGGGCATTGCCTCGGACGGCCGCCCGCTCCTCTCTCTGCTGTACCAGCCGGTCATCGACTGGAAAGTGCGGATGCTGGCCGGGCAGTCCATGGAGGACGCGTTCCGCGGATCCCTGGCGAGCGCGTTGCGGATCACCTCGACTCAGGTCGCCGATGCCGGACGCGGTGCGACCAGCGTGGCCATGGCCGGGCGCCGCACCATTCAGGGCTATGTCCGTGTGGTGCAGCCGCCCGCCTGCTCCCGGTGCGTGATCCTCGCGGGCACCGAGTACGGCTGGAACAAAGGGTTCCAGAGACACCCGCGGTGTGACTGCATCCACCTGCCGACCACGCTGATCGCCCGTCACCAGCATGGGCGGCTCGGATCGGACCGGTTCTCGCCGACCACCCGGCCCGGCAGCGGATCGCCGGGGTTCATCGACCCGCGTGGCTACTTCAACGGCCTGTCCCGGGCCGAGCAGAACCGTGTGTTCGGCGAGGCCGGCGCGAGGGCGATCCGCGAGGGCGCCGACATGGCGCAGGTCGTCAACGCCCGCCGCGGCATGACGACGATGACCGCCTACGGGCGCCGCGTGCAGGCCACGACAGAGGGCACAACCCGGCGCGGCGCCTTCTACCGGCAGGAGCGGGCACGCGCGGTCGCGGCCGGGCAGACGACGGCCGCGAACTTCCGCCTGCTGACGCCCCGCCTGATGCCCGAAGAGATCTTCCGGCTCACCCAGAGCCGGGACGAGGCGCTCGCCATGCTGCGGCGCTTCGGCTACCTGACCTGACCCCGGCGCAACGCCGACGGTCACACCCTCCTGCAACGGGAGTAGCAATGAGCACACCTCCGGCCCCGACCACCCCACCGGCCCCGGCTCCGGGCAATCCGCAGCCGCCTGCCGGTCCGCCCGCACCGCCGGCGCCTCCGGCCCCCGTCCCGCAACCGCCGGCGCCCGGGCCTGCCCCGGTGCCACCTGTGGGCGGTCCGCCGTCGGACGATCCGGCCCTGGGGCCGGAGGGAGAAAAGGCGCTCGCCCTGTGGAAGCAGCGGGCCAAGGACGCCGAGAAGCTGGCCGCGGATCACGCAGCCAAGGTCAAGGAGTTCGAGGACCGCGACAAGACCGATGTGGAGAAGCAGGCGGACGCCCTGAAGGCCGCCACCGAGCGCGCCGATCAGGCCACCCGGCTCGCAGTCAGCTCCCAGGTCGAGGCCCTCGCCGCAGGCCGCTTCCAGGACCCGCAGGACGCGGTGACCGCCCTCCAGAGCGGCAACTTCGTCACGGCGGACGGCACGGTCGACCGGGCTGCCATCACGACCGCCCTCGACAACCTGATCGCCCAGAAGCCGCACTGGGCGGCGAACGGCGCCCGCACACCGCTCCCGGACCCCTCCCAGGGGCCGCGGCCGGGCGGCAACCCGGGCGCAGGCACCGTCGACCAGCAGATCGCCGAAGCCACGGCGGCCAAGGACTGGCGCAAGGTCCTGTCCCTGCAAAACAGCAAGCTCGCCAACGTCAAGAACTGACCATCCGGGCAGGCGCACGCCGTGCCCCGCACCGTAGGAGGCCCCCATGGCTGGGAGCATCACCGCCCTGGGCACGACGTACAACCTGCCCAACTACACCGGCATCCTGCATCAGCTGACGCCGGACGACACCCCGTTCTTCTCCGCGATCGGCGGCCTGACCGGCGGCGGCCAGAGCACCGCGAAAGAGTTCGAATGGCAGACCTTCGACCTTCGCGGCGCGGGCCAGAACACCGCCCTTGAGGGCCAGGACGCGCCCAACGACCAGGAGCGGGTGCGCGGGTCGGTCGACAACATCTGCCAGATCCACCACGAGACTGTCGGCGTCTCCTACTCCAAGCTCGCTGCGGTCGGCGCGCACTCCGGCCTGAACATCGAGGCCACCAACCCGGTCCGCAACGAACTGGACTGGCAGGTCGAGCAGATGCTGAAGCAGATGAACCGGGACGTGGAGTACTCGTTCATCAACGGCATCTACCAGAAGCCGACCGACAACACGACGGCCCGCCGCACCCGGGGCATGCTCCAGGCCATCGCCACCAACGTCGCGAGCGCCGGCGCCGCGCTCGGCTCGGCGGCGGGTGCCATCAGCACGGACGCATTCACCCTGAGCGCCCACGGCCTCATCCTCAACGACCAGGTCACCCTGGACACCATCGTCAACCTGACCGGCGTCAGCGCGGACACCCCGTACTACGTCGTCACCCCGACCACCAACACCTTCAAGCTGGCGGCGACCAAGGGCGGCGCGGCGATCGACCTGGCAGGCGCCGACGGCACCGCCAACGTCACCAAGCTGGCCGCCGTCACCAAGGCGGTCATCGACGGCATCCTCCAGACCGTCTTCGACAACGGCGGGATCATGGAGTCGGAGACCGCGACGCTGGTCGTCGGCTCGACCTCGAAGCGGGGCGTCACCGACGCCTACGCCAACGCCTACGGCAAGTACCAGGAGACCAGCCGCAGCGTCGGAGGGGTCAACCTCCAGACGATCCAGACCGACTTCGGCGTGCTGAACATCATGCTCGACCGGCACATGCCCCGGCACAAGATCATGGTCGCGTCGCTCGAAGAGTGCATGCCGGTCTACCTGGAGACCCCCGGCAAGGGCCACTTCTTCGCCGAGCCGCTCGCCAAGACCGGCGCCAAGGAGCGCACGCAGCTCTACGGCGAGGTCGGCCTGAAGTACGGCAACGAGCGCAAGCACGGCCTGGTGACCGGCCTGGTCGCCAGCCTGTAAGGAGGGGAGAAGGCGGTGGCACTGGCAACTCTGGAGGACGTGGCGAACCGGCTCGGTCGCGACCTGACCGCCGAGGAGGAGCGCCGGGCCACCGCGAACCTGGAGGACGCGACCGCCCTGATCCTCGACCGGTTCCCGCAGTACGAGACGGCACCCACCGCCGTCTCCAAGAAGGTGTGCTGCGCGATGGTGCTGCGCGTGCTGACCAACCCGGACGGCAAGCGGCAGGAATCCATCGACGACTACTCGTACACCGTCGACTCATCCCGCTCGCGCGGCGAGGTGTACCTGTCCGACGACGAGATGGACGAGCTGCGGCCCCCGGCGAAGAGGGCGTTCAGCATCGTTCCCGGCGTCCCCTGCGAGACAGCGCCGTGAGCGTCGACGGCGCCCTCGCCGGGGGACGGATCGCCGCCAAGGCTCGGATGCGGGACACCGTCCGCCTGTACTCGCAGGCGGACGACACCTTCGACCGCACCACCGGCACCACGACGCCCGGCGCACAGACGGCCCTCTACACCGGCATGGCCCGCGTGAAGACCATCGCGCAGGCGTCGGGCGAGGACACCCAGGCCAGCGAGCGCGAGGTGCGCCTGCTGGAGTACGAGATCGAACTGCCCTGGGACGCGCCGCTGCCCGACGGGGTGCGGGTCCTGCCCGGCATGCGGATCGAGGTGACGGCCTCACGCGACGCCCGCATGGTCGGCCTGGTCCTGTGGGTCATCGGGGCGGCGTTCGGTGACCAGGCGACGGCCTGGCGGATCAAGACGGAGGACCGATCCTGATGGACAGCAGCTTCGACATGGGCGACGTCCGACGCCTCCAACTGCACCTGGCCCGCAGCATCCCGATCGTCCGGCGAGAGGCCCGCGCGACGGTCTCCAAGGGCGCGCTGAACGTGAAGCGCGACTGGGCCAAGAACGCCCGGCAGTCCAGCGGCCGGCACGCGCCCCTCTACCCGGCGAGCGTGTCCTACGACCTGCTGACGGTCGGCCCGGACATCACCGACGCCCGTATCGGCCCGGATAAGGGCGCTCCTCAGGGCGCGCTCGGCAACATCTTGGAGTACGGGTCGGTGAAGAACCCGCCGCACCGCGACGGCGGCCGGGCGCTCGATGCCGAGATGCCGCGCTTCACGGCGGCGATGGACGTCGTGGCCGCGCGCGGCCTGGCGTGGTGGTGACCCGGTGACCGCCACCGTGCCGGACGTCCTCCCGCACCTCGACGCCGTCAAGGAGGCGCTGGAGGGCGCCGACCTGACGGTGTACGTCGGCGGTACCCCGACCGGTGCGGGCTGGTCACCGCCGGACAAGTTCGCCGTCCTCTACCCCGACCCCGGGATGGCCGTGCGCGAGTCCCTGGCGGACGAGCGCACGGACTTCGAGTCGACGATGCAGATCACGTGCGTCGGCGGCGACGTCGAACGCGTGCTGTGGGTCGCGGGCCGGGTCCGGTGGGCGCTTGCCTTCGGCATCACCGTCGAGGGGCGGTCCTGCTGGCGTCCCGAGGACCTCGGCGGGCCGCCGGTCGCCCGCGACGACGACGTCACCCCACCGGTCTGGTACGTGCCCGTCCAGTACCGCATCTGTTCCACACCCGCCTGAAGGAGAGTCCCATGGCACTGCTTGCACAGCAGGTCATCGCGCGAGCCGGAACGACGCCGACGTACTCGGCTGCCGCCGCCTCGACGACGGTGACGTGCGGAGACCGCAGCTTCCTGCACGTCAAGAACACCAACGGTTCCAGCATGACCGTGACGATCGCGTGCACGGCAGTGGTCGACGGCCAGGCCGCCGCCGACCTGGTGGTCACCGTTCCGGCCACGACCGGCGACAAGATGATCGGCCCGATCAGCAACAAGCTCTTCGCGTCCCTCGCCGACGGTGTCAGCGCGACGATCACCTACTCGTCGACGACCAGCGTCACCGTCGCCAGCCTCGTCATCTGACGCTCCCCGCCCCGCCCCGTTCGCCCCGTCGCCCGGGGCTTTTTTCATGCCCTGAGGAGGGTCCATGTCCGACCTGATCAACGACGGAATGACCAAGGTGAGCTGGGTGGCCAGCATCGCCAACATCAACTCGCCGACCGCGGCCGAGCTGACGGCGGGCCAGGACTTCACGACCCGCATCACCCCGGACGGGCTGAAGATCGACCCGTCCACGGCGGACGTCGACACGTCCAGCCTGGCGTCGACCTTCGACACCAAGACCGTGGGCCGCGTGGGCTTCGACACGGAGCTGACTTTCAAGCGCGGCACCACCGGCCCGGAGGACCTGCCCTACACGACGCTCAAGTACGGCGTCAGCGGCTACCTCGCAATCCGCCGCGGCGTCGCCTACGCCACCGCCTACGCCACCGGGCAGAAGGTTGAGATCTACCCGATCACCTGCGGCGAGCCGCAGAACACGGCGCCGGCCTCCAACGAGGTCATGCGGTTCGTGTCCCCGATGAAGGTCACGAACCCGCCCGCGACTGCGGCGACGGTCGCCTGATGGCGAAGATCAGCGACATCCTCGCGCAGGCCAAGCCCCGGGAGCGCACCGTCATGGTGTGCACCCGGGGCGACCTGGCGGGCGAGGCCGCGCGCCTGGCCGCCGAGCTGGCCCGCGCCTCCGAGGACTGGGAACCGACCGACCTCACCGACGTGCACCCGGGCCGGGAACTGGCCGCACAGCTCAAGGCGGTCCGCGCGCAGGTGAAGGTATCCGAAGTGCCGTTCCTGCTGCGGTACATCGGCGACAAGGCCTACTCGGACCTGCTGGCCGCGCACCCGTCGACGAAGCCGGACGAAGAACTCTTCGACAGCGTCACCTTCCCCCGGGCGCTGATCGCTGCCTCGTGTGTCGACCCGGTCATGACCGAGGACGAGGTCATCGAGCTGTTCGAGGTCATCAACGAGGGCCAGATCAAGGACCTGTTCGACGGGGCCTGGGACGTCCACAACGCCGCCGACTCGATCGTCCCTTTCTCGCTGGCCGCCTCCGCGCTCCTGGCGGGCCTTGGCGGCGAGAGCTAGAAACCGCCCGGTCCTGGGGCGTCCCCCGCAGCGTCTTCCTCGGCCGCGTGGTGGTTGAGAACGAGCCTCTGTGGCTACCCGAGGACCGGGCGTGGGCGCTCGCCCTGGCCCATGTCGAGGCCGACTCGTGCCCCGAGTGCGGTCAGCCCTGGAGCGAAGCCACGGACAAAGCGAACCAGTACAAGTACCAGGCGGAGCTGGTGCGCTGCCATCCGTGCACCACCTCGGCGGAAGCGGTCAAGGCCTACCAGGACCGGGGCGGCAAGGGCGAAGGCCTGCACGTCCACATCACCCGCACCTGACGGCCGCACCGGCCCTGCACCCCCTTGGGAGGTGACATGGCCGTCCGTACCGTCACCGTCCGGCTCCGCGCCGACGTCAACCAGTACACCCGCTCGCTGCGGGACGCCTCCGACCGCACCTCCCAGCTCGCCGGAGTCGGAGCGAAGGTCGGCGCCGTCTTGGTCACCGGTTTCGCGTTGGCGGTTGCCGCCGCCGCCAAATTCGACAAGGGCCTGTCGAACGTGAGGGCCGTGACGGGCGCCAGCACGGCGCAGATGGCCAAGCTGCGGGCGGCCGCCCTGGACGCGGGCCGTACCACCTCCTTCACGGCCACGCAGGCAGCGGACGCCGAGGCGGAGCTGGCACGCGCCGGCATCTCCGTCGCCGACATCACCGGGGGCGCCCTCAAGGGGTCGCTGGCGCTGGCGGCGTCGGGTCAGATGGACCTCGCCGACAGCGCCGTCATCGCAGCCCAGACCATGAACACCTTCGGGCTGAAGGGCAAAGACGTCTCCCACATCGCCGACGTCCTGTCCGCTGCGGCGAACAAGAGCGCCGCGGACATGCACGGGCTGGGAATGTCCCTGCGGATGGGCGGGCTGCTCGCCAACCAGACCGGCCTGAGCTTGGAAGAGACGGTCGGCACCCTCGCCGCCTTCGCCGACCACGCCCTGATCGGCTCCGACGCGGGCACCTCGCTCAAGGTCATGCTGCAGAGGCTCACCCCGCAGTCCGACGAGGCCCGCACCATGATGGACCGCCTCGGCTTCACCGCCTACGACTCGCAGGGCAAGTTCGTCGGCCTGAGCAAGCTGGCCGGGAACCTGAAGACGTCGTTCAGCAAGCTGACCCCCGAGGCCCGCAACAGCGCCTTCGCAACGATCTTCGGCAGCGACGCCGTCCGGTCGGCGACGATCCTGTACGAGCTGGGCTCGAAGGGCATCGACAAGTACGTCAAGTCCGTCAACGACCAGGGCGCCGCCTCCCGCATGGCGTCGATCCAGACCGACAACCTGGTCGGCGACTTCCAGCGGCTCAAGGGCGCCCTGGAGGTCGCGCTCATCGAGGGCGGAAGCAGCGCCAACGGCGCGATGCGGGACATGGTCCAGTGGGTCACCAAGCTCATCAACGCCTACAACGACCTGCCCCCGAGTCTCCAGCACACGGTCACCCTGATGAGCGGCATCGGCGGCGCGAGCGCCCTCGCAGTCGCCGGGTTTCTCCTGCTGCTGCCCCGGATCGCGGCCACCCGTACCGCGCTTCAGTCCCTCGGTCTCACCGCGGCCCGTACCCGCGTGCTGCTGGCCGGGCTCGCGCGGGCCGGGGTTGTCCTGGCGACTCTGGAGGCCATGTCGTTCGGGGCCGACAAGCTGAAGGAGGCGTTCGAGGACGCCCCGCCGAACGTCACGCAACTGGGCAATGCCCTGCTGGCCTTCGGAAAGACCGGCAAGGCGTCGGGTGAGCTGACGAAGTCCTTCGGCAAGGACCTGGACGGTTTCGGTGACGCCGTCGCCCGGCTCGCCCACCCGGGCGCCCTCGACCGGGTCGGTGACTCCCTCTACACGATCACCCACCTCGGCTCCGACTCCCAGGGCCTGGACGAAGCCCGCGACAAACTGAAGTCCGTGGACCAGGCCCTCACGAACCTGGTCCAGGGAGGAGCCCCGGACACGGCAGCAGCCGCATTCCAGCGGCTAGCCAAGGAGGCCGAAGCTCAGGGCACATCGACGGAAAAACTACGGACGCTCCTGCCGGGGTACGCCGATGCCCTGACGGAGACGGACACGCAGTCGAAGTTGTCCGCGGACTCGCAGGCGAAGCTGTCCCAGGAGCTGGGTCTGACGAACGACGCCCTCCAGGACCAGCGCACCGAGGCAGAGAAGCTCTCCGACGCCCTGGACGCCCTCAACGGGGTCAACATCTCCGCTGCGGAGAAGGAGATCTCGTTCCGGCAGTCAGTGCACGACCTGACCGACGCCGTGAAGGAGAACGGGCACAGCCTCAACGTCTCCTCGGAGGCCGGCCGGAAGGTCAAGGGCGCGTTCCTCGACGCCGCACAGGCCGCTCTCGACCACGCCGACGCGATCGCCAAGCAGACCGGCTCCCAGGCCAAGGGGCAGGCCGCGCTGAAGACGGACATCGAGCTGCTCAAGGAGCAGATGCATCAGGCCGGTTTCTCGAAGGACGCGATCGACACACTCATCGCGTCCTACCTGAAGGTGCCCCCGACAGCGACGACGAAGGTCGACGCGAAGACCTCGGCAGCACTCGCCGATCTGAAGACCGTCGAAGACAAGATCAAGAACATGAAGGGAAAATCGGTCACGGTCAACGCCCTGACCAAGACCGCCGAGGACGCCCTGACCGGGCTGGGCTTCAAGGTCACCCACATGAAGAACGGGAAGGTGCAGATCACCATCCCCACCGGCACTCCCAAGGGTGCGGTTAGCGCCATCCAGGCCTGGGTCAACGGCCTGCACGGCAAATCCGTGGACGTCTACGTCCAGGAGCACATCAAGGCCGCCGCCGGCCGCGACAGCGTCCTGTCCCGCGGCTACAACGCCAACGGTGCGGTGTACTACGCCGACGGCGGCACCGAGAACCACGTCGCGCAGATCGCGAAGGCCGGCATGTGGCGGGTGTGGGCCGAGGACGAGACGGGCGGCGAGGCCTACATCCCGCTCGCCCGCTCGAAGCGGCCCCGCTCGCGGCAGATCGCCGCCGAGACCGTGAAGCGGCTCGGCGGGCAGGTCGCATGGTTCGCCGGCGGCGGCATTCCAGGCTTCACGTACTCGCCAGCAGCTCAGGCCGTGCTCGGCGGCCCGTCCGACGCGAAGGAGCGGTACGACAAGCAGGTCGAGGCCCTCAAGAAGGCCTGGGACACCCTCAACACCGCGCTGAAGGCCCAGAAAAAGGCCGCCGACAACCTCTCGACCGCCGAGAAGAACCTCAGCCGCGTGCGGAAGGGTCACCACACGGCGGCCCAGTTGAGGGCCGCAGAGGAGAAGGTCGACAAGGCCAAGGCCGCGAAGAAGACCACCGACAAGACGGTCAGCGCGGACCGCCAGAAGGTGTACGCGGCAGACGCGGCCCTTGGGGTGAAGAAGGGCGCCAAGGCACCCACTGGCTTCGACCTCAAGGCGTATGAGGCGCAGCTCAACAAGAGCGTCGCCGCGACGCAGAAGTGGCGCTCCAACCTGAACAAGATCGGCACCCGGGGCGGCAAGGAGCTCCAGAGCCTGCTGGAGGGGATGGGCGAGGACGGGTACGCCCTCGTCAACGCCCTGGCCGGGGCGAGCGACAAACAGTTCAAGTCGATCACGGCCAAGCTAGAGAAGACGGGCGAGCTGGCCAAGGCCACACTCAAGGACTTCACCAGCCAGCTCAACAGCTCGACCAAGGAGTCCCAGCAGTTCGCCGCGGACCTTCAGAAGTTGGCGGCGAACGGGTTCGGTGACCTGGCCCAGGCCCTGGCCGCGCAGGGCGACGCCAACGCCATGACGCTCGCCCACCAGGCCGCCGGCGACAGCAAGGCCGCGGCGGCGGCCAACAAGTCGGTGGGTACGGCGCAGTCCGCGCTGACCGGTGACGACCTCGCCGACAGCCTGATCCTGCTGTCGACCCTGCGCAGCGGAACGGGCAAGGGCTTCGCCGACCTCATCGCGGCTGGCCTGGACGTGGCCACCATCCGCGCCCTGGTCCCGAAAATGACCAAGCAGATTGGCGGCCTGCCGGAGGCGAACAAGGCGACGTTCGTCCGGCAGTGGGTGCAGCAGGGCGGTAAGGCCATGGCCGCAGGCGGCATCCTCTCGCGGCCCACGATGGTGCTCGGCGCCGAGGCCGGCGTGCGTGAGTCGTGGATCCCGTGGAACGGTTCCGCCCGCTCCCGGGCGCTGCTCGCCAAGACCGCGGCCTCCATGGGCTATCAGCTCACCCCTGCCGGACGGTACGGGGGCGGCACCACGTCTGCGGCGGCCGTCGCGAGGGAGGTCAGCAAGCAGATCACGGTGAACCTCTACGGCGCCAAGCAGACCACCGCAGAGCAGGCGATGGACGTCGCCCGGCACATGACGTTCGTCGGCTGAGGAAGGGGGCAGGATGGCGATCCAGAACGGGATGAGCGCCACGCTGGGGGCGGTCGCGCTGGGTGCGGTCGACGCCAGCGGGGTGGACTGGCGCCTGATGACCCTGGAGGGCTGGGACTCCCCGGACTCCCGCAGCGAGTTCACCGACCGGGAGGCCGACCACGGGGCCTGGGCATCCCCGGTCTACCTCTCCTCGCGGCCGATCACCCTGGGCGGTGTCATCGTCGCCCCGTCGCAGGCGTTGCTCGAAGCCGCGATGGATCAGCTTCGGGCAGCGGCCGGCCTCACCGACACGCTGCTGACGGTGTGGGAGACCTCTCCGAAGCAGGCTGTGGTGAGGCGCTCGGGGAAACCCCTCATGCAGTACCTCACCGACACCCGGGCCAGCTACTCCGTGCTGGTGACGGCCGCCGACCCGCGCCGCTACAGCACCACCCTGAGCGGCGGAACGACCAACCTGCCGTCCGCCAGCGGCGGCCTCACCTTCCCGGTCACCTTCCCCGTGACGTTCTCGGCGACGACGGTGGCCGGGTCCATCTCGGCAGTGAACGCGGGGAACGTCGACACGCGCCCGGTGCTCACGATCACCGGGCCGGTCGTTGCCCCGTCCGTGTCGGCGCTGTACCCGGACGGCACGGTGCGCCAGCTCCTCTACTCCCTCGACCTGGCCACCGGCGACGTCCTGACCATCGACACCGACGCCCGGACCGTCCTGCTCAACGGCAACGTCTCCCGGCGCCGGTTCATGACACCCGTGGGCGGCTGGCCCGTCATTCCCGCCAGCGCCGCCGTGACCTACCAGTTCCAGTCGTCCACCTACAACGCGACCGCCACGCTGACCGCCGCCTGGCGCTCGGCATGGATGTGAGGAGGCAGACGTGCCCGTAGACGTGTGGGCCATCGACACACTGGCGTTCTCGGGCCTGGAGGCCCGACTCGTCGACTCCCTGCTGTCCATGGGCAACGGCACCGCGCTCGGCTCCCGCTCGGGCGTCCGCCCGGGCGACCCGGGCCTGACCGTCACCCTGGCCGGTACGACCATCAACTGCTCGGCAGGTGTGGCCCTGGTCGCCTACCCCGGGCAGGGCATCTACCGTGCCGCCTTCCCCTCGTCGGTGTCGCCCGGCGTGTACACGGCGGCGCACGCCACCCTCACCAGGATCGACCTCGTCTATCTGCGGGTGTGGGACAGCTCCGTGGACTCGTCCGGCCTGTTCAAGGGCGACGTCGTCTATCTGGCGGGCACCCCCTCCGCATCGCCGGTTGCCCCGACGCCGGCGGGCACCGTGATCTATGTGCCGCTCGCCACGATCACCGTGCTGTCGGTGGCCGCCGGCAGCACGGCGTCCGTGAGCACCGTGGTGCGGCCCTACGCCGTGGCGCCGGGCGGCATCCTGCCCGCCTCGTCCGCACCGACCGGCCTGTACGTCGGCCAGTACTACGACGATGGCACCGGCCTGCTGCGCTGGAACGGCACCAACTGGAGGCAGGTCAACCCGTACACGCCGCTCTCCCAGGCGCAAGTCAGCCAGCCCGGCTCATTCACCGCAGGGCCGTTCACGGACTTTCCCTCGGTGAACTGGCCGACGCTCAGTTTCGTCGTGCCTCCCAGCGGGCTGGTGTGGATCAGCATCGGCGGCTCGGTCATGAACACGAACACCGGCACGTCGTCGGGCTGGATGGCGTGGCGTGCTTCCGGCGGTGTGACCGAGGCCGCGTCCGAGGCGAACGGTCTGTCGACGGTCGGCGGCCGTAACTACGGCACCCGCCGCGTCCTGCGCTCCTGGACTCCTGGCGCCTCGGTCGTGCTGACCCCGCAGTACCTGTTCAGCTCGGTCGGCGCCCTGACCACCGTCACCCGGGCCGACAACGGGCTGTTGGCCGTCGAGCCCGTCGCTGCCGCATGACCGCGGTCGAACTGGCCTGGTTCGGCTGCGACATGCGGACCGGCGGCATCATCGAGGACCTGCCCTCGCTCAAGCCGACTGGCGCGCTGTCGAGGAAGCTGGGCGACGCGACGACCCTTCAGTTCGACCTCGGTCTGCCCGGGGCCGCCGCGAACTGGGACGAGGCGACCGTGGCCGGCGCGACCGTCCTGGTCGCCGTCGACATCGCCACCGACACTCCGGTATGGGCCGGCGAAGTCCTCACCCGAGACGCGGGCAGCACCCAGACCGCCCAGCTCGGCGCGGCCACCCTGGAGCACTACCTGGACAGCCGCTACCCCGGCACCCAGACCCTGCTCGCCACCGACCAGGCCGCCGTCATCACCGCCCTCGCCACCCCGGCGCTCACCAACGGGCCACCGTTCGTCATCGACGCCACGAACACCGGCGTCACCATGGACTACCTGAGCAACGACGGCGACGACAAATCCATCCTGAGCTGCCTCAAAGAGGTCATGGCCCTGGACGGCGGACCCGAGTGGATCGTCGACGTCACCTGGAACGCGGGCCACACCGGGTTCCGGTTCCCGCTGCGCGTCCGCCCCAAGATCGGCGTCCAGGCGGGCACTGCGGTGACGTTCGACTTCCCCGGCTGCGTCGCCTCCTACACCCTCAGCGAGTCCTACGAGGCCGGGAAAGGGGCGACCGACATCCTGGCCCGCGGCGAGGGTGAAGGAGAGTCTCGCCTCACCTCCAGCCTGTACGAGGCGACCGCCCTGATCGCGGCCGGGTGGCCACGCCGCGACTTCAGGTTCACGCCCGCGACCGGGGTGACGGACCCCGACATGCTCAACCTCCACGCCGCTCAGTCGCAGGCGCTGATGGCGCAGGGCGCCCAGGTGTGGAGTGTCGAGGCCATCGCCTCCCGGGCGCCACGGCTCGGACAGAGCTGGGGACTTGGCGACAGCATCCACCTGGCCGTGGAGACCTCGCCTCGGCACCCCCAGGGCGCTGATATGACGGCACGCTGCTGGGCTTGGGAGCTGGATGCCGGCGCCGACCGTGTCCGGCCGATCCTGGTAGAGGAGTAGCCGATGCCGAAGCAGCTGGACCAGTTGCCCGCCGACGCAACGAGCCTGGCCCGCGATGTGGCTGCCCTCAAGCGGCAGATGAACGAGATGCGGGCCGCGCGCCGCATGAGCAACGCCACCGTCGGCACGCTGAAGCTGTACGCCGCGGACGGGGTGACGCTGCTCGCCGAGATCGGGCAGACCGACGACGGCGGTGGCGGCCTCCAGACCTACGGCAACCTCGGCCTCGACGAGATCCCCATCGTCGCGACCCTGAGCAGCGGTGAGCTGAACTTCAAGCCGTCCGTGCCGCAGGTCAGCGACGTGCCCGCCAGGCTCTCCTACGACGTGCTCCCCGAGACCGGCACCGACCTTCAGCTCTCCTCAGGCTCGATCAAGGAGACCGACTGGGCGGCCATCGTCGACCTCAGCTCCACGTCGGGTAGTGGCGTGCCCTACGTGCTGATCTCGGGCTTCCGAGAGATCGACGGCTCCGGAGAGTCCGGCGCCTGCAACCTGGACCTGGACGGCGTGTTCACCTCGTCGAACTGGGCGATGGGCACCGTCACCATCACACCGAGCGCAGCCAACACACCGACCTCGTCCGTGGTGAGCGGGTTGTCCCTACGTGGGTCCACCTTCTACGCGTTCGCCACTGCCCAAACCGCTGCCCCCGGCTCGAACGTCACCGGGGTCGGGACCACCGCGGTGAGTGCGTCCGGGCTGACGGTGTGGGTGACCCGCACCAACACGACGGCCACGGTGGTCAACTGGATGGTGATCGGCTTGTGAGCGACGTGACGTTCCTGCCCGCGCTGTACTACGCGGTCACAGTCCGGGACAACAACCCGGACTGCCGGAACTACGAGCAGGTCTTCGACGTCGCCGAGTTCTACTCGAATGACGGCGTCCACTGCTACGTCACCTGCGGCATCTGCCGACAGCGGATGGAGATACTCACCGCCGTCCTCCTCGACCCGCAGCCCGAAGTGTCGTAGCCACCCACCGTTCTTCCTCTCTCGCCCCGTGCCGACAGGCCGGGGCGTTTCTCATGCCCTGGGAGGGCACGTGCCACAGCAACAGCCGTCCGCCGGACGGATCGTCCACTACGTCAGCCACGGCACGCCCGTCCGGCCCGACGGCTCCCAGACGTACACCTCGCAGTGCCGCGCGGCGATCGTCACGACCGTCACCGACGACCCGGAGATCGTCGGCCTGGCAGTCCTCAACCCGACGGACATGTTCTTCCATGAGGCCGTCGGCCACCTGGAGCCCGAGGAACCTGCCGACATCGCCCACCTCGGCGGCACCTGGCACTGGCCGGAGCGTGTCTGATGGCTGATCTCTGGATGCCGGGCGCGACCCGGCTGGACATAGGCGACCACGCCGCGACCGACGGCGGTCCCGCGAAGGCGATCGGCCACATCACGTGGGACCGCAATGCCACGGCAGCGAAGCCGCAGGACCTCGTGCCCTACGAGGACCTCCGCTCGTACTTCGCGGGCTCCGGCAAGACGGTCGCACCCCACCTGCTGTGGGACCCGTTCACCGGCCGCATCACCCAGTTCGTGCCTGCCACCTCCCGCTCGAAGAGCCTCGTCGACCTGAGCGGCGGGACGCGGACGAACAGAGCTGGCGCGGTGGTGATCCAGGTCGAGGCGCTCTTCTTCCCGTACTGCCGGGTCGGGAAGTCGGTGTACGCCAGGCTCATCGACACCCCGTGCAAGGGGTGGCCGGAGCTTCAGGCCTGGGTGCACTCCTGGGGTGTGCCGAACTCGTGGCCCATGGGCAAGCCCGTGGACTTCACCTCCCACCGCAACGAGTCGACGTGGGAGAAGACGGCCGGCTGGTACGGGCACTCGCAGAGCCCCGAGAACACCCACCAGGACCCCGGCTCGTGGCCCGCGTTCGTCGGTACGACCACGGCCACGCCGCCCGTGTTCGAGCCGTTCCCGGGCAGCTCGTACTTCACGGACGGCCGCAAGTCCCCGGTCATCGCGGCGATGCACAAGCGGCTCGTCGCCGAGGGCTGCAACGCGTACAAGTCCAGCGCCAACTCCGACGTGTGGGGCTCCGGCGACAAGGCCTCCTACGCGAAGTGGCAGCGGAAGCTCGGCTACACCGGCACCGCTGCCGACGGCATCCCGGGTTCCGCGTCCTGGTCGAAGCTGCACGTCCCCAACGTCTGACTCCTCGAAAGGAACCCCGACCATGTCCGAGATCAACTTCCCCGGCGACGCCGAGACCCTCGTGAAGACGGCGGCCACCTACGGCCGTGACCTGGCCGAGCGCGTCGTCTGGTCCTTCCTCGGCGGCACCACCGCCGTGGTCGTGGCCGCCGGCCCGTCCGACATGTTCCACGCGTCGTTCTGGCAGGCCGTCGCAGTCGGCGGCTACGCGGCCGTCGCGTCCCTCGCCAAGGGCCTCATCGCCCGCTGGAGAGGCACCACGAACAGCGCGTCCACGGCCAAGGGCGTCTGATGCCCCGGGCCGCGCGAGCCCGGCTCTGGCGACATCTGGGCTGGCGCGGCCTGGCGCTCGCCGGAGTTGGCGCCTGCTGGACCGTCTACGGCACCGGCCTCATCGTGACCCGACGTGCGGGCGTCACCGCGGCGACCGAGCCCGTCACCGGCCTCATGTGCATGGAGGCGTGGGGGTCGGTGTGGATCGCGTGCGGTGTCCTGGGTCTGCTCGCCGGAGCGCGCCGCCCGGGCCGGGACCTATGGGGGTTCGCGGCGGTCGCCCTCCCCACCATCGTGTGGGCGATCGCCTACAGCGCGGCAGCGGTCCGCGGGGACTACGCGCCAGGCTGGGCTTCGGTCCCGCTGTTCGTCGCGGTCCTGCTCCTGGTCGTCATCGTCGCCGCGCTGACGGGGGGACAGCGCCGGATATGCACGTGCGAGAGAGGGGGCACCGGTGGGAGGTGACGGCACCGTCCTGGGGGTGGTGATCGCCGTGGTGGGCGTCATCGGCTCGGTCCTCGTCGCGCGGGTCTCCGCGCCTTCGCCGGACCGGTCGGCTCTGGAGGACGACGACTCGCGGGACGTAGCCGAGCTGCGGGTGTCACCCGCGATCTGGGAGCGGTTCGCCGTCCTGGAAGCCAAGGTCGACCACCTCACCGAGCTGGTGGAGAAGAAGAAGGAAGAGGTCACCACGCTGGAGCGCCTGCTCCGGATGGCGATGCGCATCGTGCGGCGTGCGAACCGGCGCCTGGCCCGCTCTGGAGCTCCACCCGAGGAAGTCCCGCGCGAGCTGATCCCGTACAGCATCGACTGACAAGGCGGCCCCGCTCTCCTTCGGGAGGGCGGGGCCGCTTTCGTCATGTCCGGCGCTCGGTCACACCCCGATGGCCGCCAGAGCTCGGGCAGTGTCCGACAGGTCCTCCAGCACGGCGGCGGCGCCAGCTTCGTGCAGGTCGGCCGCCGAGGTCCGGCCCGTGGCCACCGCCACCACCCGAACTCCGGCCTCCCTCCCGCCCGCAACATCAGCCGGGGTGTCTCCGATGAACACCGCACTGCTGGGTACGACGTCGGCGCGCACAAGGGCGGTGTGCAGCAGCTCGGGGCGCTCGTCCCCGTCCTCGCTGTAGGCCCCCTCGTCCAGGCTTAGGTAGCTATCCAGCCCGAACACGGCGAGTTTGACCTCACCGGCCCGCCGGACGTTGCCGGTCACCACGGACTGCCGCACGCCACGATCTGCCAGAGCGGCGAGGACTGCCGCGGCACCAGGCAGCGCGTGCCCACGTTCCCTCAGCTCGGCAGCGCGGCGGATGTGGAGCGCGCCCAGGGCGTCAGCAAAGCGGGTGAACAGCTCGTCGCTGTAGGCCAGGTCGTGAAGGCGCACGGTCTCCCGCAGGATCACCCGCTCCGTCGACCCCGTCACTGCCGCCTGCTTTCGCAACGCCACGCCCGTCACCTGCTCGAACGCAGCCGCCCACAACTCTCCACCCAGGCCCCGGGTAGCCATCAGCGTGTGGTCGATGTCCCACAACACGAGGTCTGGCACCGACGACTCCTCTCTGAACGAACAGGGCGTCACCATGCCCCCGGAAGCCTACGCTCAGAGCAGCGAGCAAGGAGCGGGCATGGTTGCAGCAGACCTCCCCATCGGGGACCGGATCAGGCACTACCGCGGCGGACGCCGCCAGGATGCAGTCGCGGGCCTGGTCGGCATCTCACCGGACTACCTGTCCCAGATCGAACGAGGCCTCAAAGTGCCGTCGCTGCCGATCCTCTACGCCCTCGCTCAGGAACTGGGTGTGCTGGCGTCCGCGCTGCTGTCCGAGACGCCGCCAGCAGACGACGAGACGACGGATACAGCCGAGGCCGCCGTGGGCCGGGCGCTTCTGGGTTACGGCCCCGCTTGCAGCGCCACGCTCGTGCCGGCGGCCGTGCTCCGGGACCGGGTAGAGAGCGCGTGGCGCAGCTGGCAGACGGACGGCGACCGATTCACACGGGCCGCCGCTACGCTGCCCGCTCTCGTGGCCGACACGGAGCACGCTGTCAGGGCGGCACGGACGGGGGCGAACGCGGACGAGCGGCGAGCCGTCCTTCGTGCTGCCGCCGACCTGTACTGCCTGCTGCGCTCATACCTCCGGCGTACTGGACGCGTCGACCTTGCGACCCTCGCCGCCGACCGGGCGATGCGCGCCGCCGAGGACGCCGACGACCCGCTGCGCATCGCCGCCGCGCAATGGAACTTCGGCCACGTCCTCCTCGCGGCAGGACAGCCGGCCGAAGCCGAGGACCTGGCACTACAGGCGGCCGAGCAGGTAACCGCAACGCGAATGCCGGATGCCGAACGAGCGGCGATGGGCGGCGCGTTGCAGCTGGTCGCCGTTGTGGCGTCGGCCCGACGGCGCCGTTGGTGGGAGGCCCGCGAGCGGCTACAGACCCACGCCGCGCCAGCCGCCCGACAGATCGCCGACAGCAGCAACATCGCCTTCACGGTGTTCGGGCCGACCAATGTGGCCCTGCACGCGCTGAGTATCGATATGGAGGCTGGCGAGACCGGCGAGGCTCTACATACAGCGGACGCCATCGACACCGCCGGCCTGCCGTCGATCGAGCGCGAGTTCACCTTCGGCCTGGAGGTGGCCGCTTGCCACAGCCAGCGGCGCGATGACGCCGCCGCGCTGCTGTCCCTGCGCGACCTGGAGACGCTCGCGCCCGAGGACCTGGCCCGCACGCCGCTCGCGCGGCATCTGCTGTTGACCGTGATCCGCCGGGCCCGCACGATGCATGCCCGCCAGGCAGAACAGTTGGCAGTCCGGATCGGTCTGATCTGACAGCCGAGCCCGTGGGTCACCCGAACTGACAGTTCGGGTGGGGCTGGTGGTGCCTGCTTACGGTCTGCGTGTGAGACGGATCACCGTGACCGTGGAGGCCTGAGCCATGTCGAGCGAACACGCACCCACCCCGACCATCGACGTGCTCGCCTTACTCGCCCTCCCTGACGTGGATGACCTGTCGGACGACCAGCGGCGCGGCGCGGTCTGCGTGTGGGGCGACAGCCCGCTCACCCCCCTGTCGGCCGTGGACCTCGGCGAGCGGCAGGCCGACGACGGTACGAACTGGTTCCCGCGGGGTTGCCGGTGGCACGCTCAGCGGCGGGCCATGGAAGCGCTTCAGGCTCATTCCGGATCGTGCGAGCAGTGCGTCGACGACCACGCCCAGTGCCCCGCCGGACTCGGCCTGGTCCGCCTCGTCAAGGAGACGCGGCGATGATCTGCGGACGCTGCGACAGGGCGATCCGCAAGGGCGAGCCATACACGGAGCACGAAATCACGCGGCCAACGGGCCCGGGCGCGCTCGTGTACCGGCACGTGGAGCTGTGCCGCAAGGTCCCGACGCGGTCGACACAGGCGTCCATACGCCACTAGGCCCCCGCTCCCGGTGGTCGGCCCGGGGGCGGGATGTACGCGGCTGCTCCGACGCCCCATCTGTGCAGCCGCCGTGTCCCGCCGCCGGGCCACCCCGTCCCGGCGGCGGGTCACCCCACGAGTTCGGATAGCGGCACGTCCAGCGCCCGGGCGATCTTCAGCAGCGTGGAGAGTTTCATCTCCTCGCCGGACTCGACGCGCTGGAGCGTCATGCGGTTGATGTGGGCAGCCAACCACACTTGATCTTGAGTGAGGTTCTGGCGGCGTCTCTCCGCGCGGATGCTTCTACCGATGGCCCGGCGGCGCTCGGTGATCCAGGTGTCGTCGTCGGGCAGATCTGGCACTCGACAAACGCTCTGGCGTGCATGATCGTATGTCTGCCTAACGCATTCGGCTTTTTGTGATCTTCGGCCACACGGGGACGAACTGCGCGGGTAGATCACAGGAGAACCCTGGCCCCCGGTTCTCCCCTCACGGCCCACAGCCCTGCGGATCTGGCATATGCCGCAGGGCTACAGGTATGGTCAGGATTCGAACATGCGTTCACACGAATGGGTGATTACGCCCTCCCACCTGCTCTGTTAGACATGTAGTCCACGCGGCGTACAGCACCTACGCCCCCAGATGTGCCGGGCACCACAGGGACGGTGCCCCCTCCCAACGGTGGCCCGGCACGCGCAACCCCCGCCTCCTCTGGAGTGCGGGGGTTGCACGCTTCCGGGCTGACCTGCGGGAACGGCATGATCATTTGGTCGATATTTGGTCGACCGGACTCTGTAGTCACGCTGTATCCAGCGCGTAGCGAGCATGTAGGCAGAGTGGGACCGAGGGCATGAGAAAGGCCCCGGACCCTCCCTGACCTGGGAGTTCCGGGGCCTGAGCCCTGGTCAAACGTGTGCCCTCGGCAGGATTCGAACCTGCGACACCGGCTTTAGGAGAGCAGCGTTTACACCTGGCATTCGCGCTGATAGGAGCTGGTGCGGTTGCACTTCGAGTGATCGTTTGGTCGATATTTGGTAGATCAACTCGGGGAGTACTTCCGGAGGTCCACCCGGCCCCACATTGTGCTCATTCCCAGGTTACTCATGGCCCGCCGGAACGTCTCCTCCAGGCCGTCCAGCCTCTCGGCGCGCATCGCCGGTGTGGGCTTCTGGTAGTGCCTCTTGATGCCCGGCCGTTTGTGCCCGGCCGCCTCGAACGCGAGCGGCTCCTTCACCCCGAGCTCCGACTGCATCGTGTCGTGCAGCGCGCGCAGCGCCCGCATGTCCAGGCCCGGCAGGATCGGCTCCCACGCCGCCCGGTACGACACCCCCTGCCGCTTCTCACGCGCGTCGCGCCCGTCGGCCGCCGGCCGGAAGGTGCGCGACCAGTTCCCGCGCCGCCACGGCTGCCCCGACGCCGTGCAGAAGATCCGCGCGTGCGGCCAGTCGGCGAGGTGGTACCACAGCAGCGTCGCGAGGAACGGCGGCACGTCCACATCCCGGGTCGAGCCGTCGTTCTTCGTCGGCTCCAGCCGGAGCACGTAACCCTTCTTGTTACCGTGCTCGTCGCGCTCCTGGTACTCGGCGAACTCCTCCTTGATCCGGACGATCGGGCACACAAACTCGCCCGCACCCCACGGCTGGCGCCGGGTCAGCAGCACGTTGTCCCGATGCAGCCCGAGACCCTCGCCCCACCGCGGACCGAGGAACGCCGTCGTCAGCACGTGCATGCCGACGGCCGGCCCGAGCCGCTCCGCCAGGAGGACGGCATCCTCCGGACGCGGGCCGCCGTCCCGCGCGATCTTCGGCGGCTTCATCCATCCCGCGTCGCCCGCCGTCTCCTTCGTGCGCCTGCGCCCGAAGAGCGGATTCACGGTCACGTAACCGGCGTCCACGGCCGCGGTCATGATGGTCGACATCAGGCTCACCGCGTGCCCGCGACTGACGTCCTCGCAGGGCATCGTCTGCTGCCATGTGTCGACGTCGAACCAGGACACCTTCCGGAGGGGAACGCCCTCCCACCGGGGCAGGATGTCGTTCTCCAGCCGGTCCCACCGCCGGCTGCCCGTCGCGCCCCGCTTCTTGCGCGACGCCATGAAGGTCCGCGCGAACTGCCCGAACGTCGTGTTCACCTTGCCCGGGTCGATCCACGTTCCCTCGCGGATCGCCCGCTCCTGCGCCTCCCCCCATTCGAGCGCCAGGTTCTTCGTGTCGAATCCGGACTCGGACAGCCACTCCGGGACGTGCCCCTCCGGCGCCTTGTACAGGACCCGCCAGGTGAACTTCGTTGTCTGCTTGCCGTTGCGCATCTTGTAGCGCTTCGACGCGTGAGCCATGGGATCTTCCCCCTCTGCCTCGCCGCTGGTCGGCTACCGGATCGCGTACACGGCCGGCGAGCGCTCCCACCAGGGCGACCGCTCGGACTGGTGACGTGTGATGTGACGGGCGCCGCGCTCGCTGATGAGCCGCGCGAGCACCGTGTACGCGATGTAGTCCGCGTTGTCGTCGACAGCCACCCGGTGGCCGTCGGCCATCACCTCGCGGCGCTCCATGGTGATGGGGATGCGCGGCCCCAACGGGGCCCCTTCAGGACGAGGGTGCCAGCGGCGGGCCTGCTGCGTGAACAGCTCCGCGAAAACGCCCTGGGCGTCGTCGCTGATGTCGTCGTAGTGGAAGTGGAACAGACAGCCTGAGCCGTCCGGATAGTCCTGGATCCACGGCTCGAAGTAAGGCTCCCCCTGCTCGTGCCGCGTGACCTCGATGGTGAGCATGACTGCCCCCGAATTCGCCGAGCGGTGCCCCCTCCCGGTGACGGTCTGTGCATGCAACCACACGCATGGCTTAAATGCACGTACCTCGTATGGATCAATCAGTCGTCTGCAACCTCATCGTCTTCATTGGCGAGGTTCTGGACATAGCGGCGGACCTTGCGGTACCGGGCGGCGATGCGCCGCATCTCCTCGGGGGAGGCGCCCTTCTTCCCCTGGAGGACGACGATCACGTGGCCGTCGGCTTCTTCCGGCCCAAGGGTGATCACGGTGGCATCGAGCGTCTCCGACTGGCGCAGCTCGTACTCAACCGCCGGCGGTAGCGGCAACTGGTCCGGCTGAGACAGGGCGGCCTCTTCCTCCCGCGCCTCCGGCTCGCCCGCCGCAATGCGCTCGGCTTCACCGTCCTCGAAGCCGAGGAATCTCGCGTACTTCCGGACGCCCGCGTTGACCTTGGCGAACTTTCCGGCCTCGATGTTCTGGACGGTCGTGCGTCCCAGGCCGGTCTGCAAAGCGGCTTCCGGCTGAGTGAGCCGAGGCCTGCGCGCCTCGCGTGCCAGCTGGAGCCGCTGGCCCAGCTTCTTGGTTCCCTCGTCCATGGGAACCCATCTTGGCACATGCGGTTGCACGCCCATAGCTCAGATTCGGCGCTTTGACCTGGGCATTATTCGGCATTTACGCACCTCCGGTTGCATCTCGCCACATGCGCACTCCGAGCCATGCATGCAATCAGCTCACACTTCTTCGCGAAAAAGTGAGCAGCCTGCTTGCATTGCGTAGCTAAAGTGTGGTCAGAATGTGGGCGTGAAGCCCAACGGACCAATGATCAGAGGCGTCCGCACGGGCCGGGGAATGGGCCTTCGTGAGCTTGAAGCCCGGACCGGCCTGAATCGCGGATACCTGTCCCGCCTCGAACGTGAGCAGGTGCGGGACGTCGGCTCTGAGCAGGTCCGCCGGGTCGCCGAGGCCCTCGACGTTCCCGAAGGCCTCCTGATCGACGAGGAGTCGACGCCGTGACCGCCACCCCTACGAGGGTGCGCCGCACCCGCACGAAGGCGGCCAATCCCCCCAACTCCGTTCCCCCGCAGGGCAGTTCGCCGGAGGCCGAATTTCGCCGGTGGACTCCCGAGGAGGTCGTCGCGCTGGAACTGCTGCCGTACAGCAGCGTCCGCGTGCTCAAGGAGAAGTGCTACAAGCGCCGGCTGTTCTGCCACACCGACGGAGGTCGACTGACCTTCACGGCTGAGGACCTGCGGCGCAACGCCGAGCTGGGCGCCAAGGCGCCCGCCGCCTGACCCACCCCTGAACGCGCCGAAGGGCCGCCCGCTTTGACCGGCCTGGCGACCCCCGACCGGCGCCCCTACCAACCCAGAAAGCAGAGGTCACCGTGACCACTGAGAATACGGCCTCGCCGTTCGCCGTACAGGCGTCCGCCCTCCAGATGCTCACCGAGCTGGTCGTCCAGTTCGGGGACCTGCCTGCCGCGTATATCACCATCCATCAGCCCTGGAAGGGTGCGGCGTCCAAGCTCGACTTCAACATCGACACGCCCACGGACTTCGAGCAGTGGCGCATCGCGCTCGGCATCGCCCCGGACGCGGTGAGTCTGCACCCGCACAGCCGGGAGTCCTGGGTCGCCGCCTCGACCGTCCGCGACGGCATCACGATCCACATCAGTGCCCACGGCATCTCGCTCACCGAAGACCAGCTCTCCGCCCCGCGCATCCGTGAGGACGTGGCGGCGTGAAGTGCGGCGAGCCGAAGCCCGGCGCCACCTTCAAGGACTGCGACGAGGAGCTGAAGCACCGCGGTGACCACAGCTACCTCGGTGAGCGGTGGCCGCGCGTAAAGCCCGCCGAGCCCGACTGGGACGTGCAGGAACTCCTGGAAGACGCCATGCCTCGCAACGCGTGGGGTGTGCTGGAGCGCAGCTTCCCGATCGTCGTCACCGAGACGGTCACCCGGATCGTGTGGGTGACCGCCGAGTCCGAGGACGATGCCCTCGCCTACTGGGGCAACGACCCCACGGACCTGTCGATGGACGGTGCCGAAGTCCTCGATGGGGACTTGGAGTTCTCGCGGCCGGACAGGTGGCAGCGGCAGGCGGCGTTCACGGCGAACCGCTTTGAGTCGAAGATCGGCCCGCTGGTGCCGTGCCCGGACTGCGGCGTGCAGGCCTTCCGGCGGGAGTGGTTCCACGACCCGTACCGGAAGTGCCACGGCCAGATCGACTGGCGGTTTGTCCGCAACGGGCGCGCGTTCCGCGAGCACAAGGCCCACGCCGGATCGGCGGTGACGGCATGAACACCAAGCTCGTGAACAGCGCGGCGGGCGTCATCCTGGCCGCGCTCACCCAGAACAGGACGGCCGCCGGCATCGCGTTCGCGCTGGACTCGGCGCAGCTGCTGCTGACGCCGGAGGTCACGGCGGAGCTGGCCGAACTGCGGACGCGTGTCGCCGAGTTGGAGGCCGCGCCCGCCACGGTGTACCGGGCAGAGCACGACTCGATCGTCTTGGACTACTACCGAACGCGCGAGGCCGCACGCGAGCACTGACTGACTATCGCCCGCCGGGAGACCCACCCCACCGCGACGCTGGAATGGCGCACCGACGAGCCGTCCGAGGAGGACTCGCCGGAGGAACTGTGGGACGTCGTCCCCAAGACCGCTCGTCTGTCGTTCGACACCGGCTACGTCGTGACGCCGCTGGAGGTCGCCTCCCGCTACGACCCGGACGCCGACGAGTGAGCGCCCTCGCGTGGATCACCTGGGTCCTCACCGCGTGGGCCGTGTTCTTCCTCTTCATGCTGTTCGACCTGCCGGTCCTCCTGGACCGCCCCGCGAACTGGCTGAGGCACCAACACCTCCCGCACTGGCCCCGCCGCGCCCACGCCGTACACCACGGCCGCCACTCCAAGACCGCCTGACGGGCCGCGCCGAGCCTCCCCCTGACAAGGGCTCGGCAGCGGCCGGCCGTGGGCCCCCCCCCGACTTCCCCCCCCGGC